GGGAGCCGGATGACGTTTCAAACGATGTGAAGACAAGTTGATTTTTCTCTTGACGACTGACGTCGCCGCCTGCTATCGATAAGGTAGAACGCTCGGGAAGCGTTCCCCCAGAGGCGGGCGGGGCCTCTCGAAACAAACCCGCGACCCACCAGACGAGCGCCGGGACGCTCGTGAAACTCTTTCCCGCAGGATTTCCCACTCCAGGTGTGTTTGCGTGAACCACCGGATCCCCTTGTACACCGCCGACGGCGAGCTGGCTGACTGGATCAGCGAGCAGCGCCTGGCGCGGCTCGAGGCCGCGGGATTGATCGCTCGCGTCGTGCGCCACCGGAAGGGGCACATCAATCGCGCGATCCTGTTCCGGCGCCCAGGCGAGGGCGCGGCGGTGGAACTGCGGCAGTACCTCGGCACCCGCTACAGCTTCCGCGAGCATTTGGACAACGGGCGGCTGTGTTGGAGGCTACGGCGGTTGGGGCGCGGCAATGAGCTGCGGCCGATCTTCCTGGCGGTGGTCGCCGAGTGCATGGCGTCGCAATGAAAGCGCGCAAGTCCAACGTCGGCGGCAAGTGGGTGGCGATCGAGCGGGGCCTACTGAAACCGCCATCCTGGTGGCCGTTTCGCCTGGAGCTTCTCTGGGTGCTGCGGCCTTGCCGGGAGGGTGCGAACGCCAACGATGGGCAAACGTTCCGAGAGCTGCTGCCGGAGAAGCCGTGAGCATGGAGCGTCAGCAGGAGCTGGTTGAGTTCTGGCTGCGCCTCCGAGAGCGCCTGGAGGCGGGCGCGCGGAGTTATGGAGATGCCTCCTTCCGGCGAGAGCCGGCGGAACTAGCCGGCGAGATCGAGCACGAACTGCTGGATGTGTGCGGGTGGGCTTTCGTGTTGTGGTGTCGGCTGAGGCGGCTGCGGGCAGTGCTTAGATCAGAAGTAGATCCGAACTCATCGCAGGGCCTCATTAGTTTATCTAATGCCACAAACTCCGGAGCAATTAGTTAAGCCGCGCATTATCATGCAGTTGCGGGTCCTTCCCGGGCCTCAGGGCCGCGGGTGTGCTGGATGGCACGCTGGGGCTAGATTCTGGCGCCGGAGAGTGGTCAACACTGGTCAACACCAGTCAACACGATGGCCGTGAAGGCGAACGCCGGCCTGATGAGCCAGGCCGAGTACGCGCGCTACCGTAAGGTTAACCGCTCCTATATCAATCGGTTAGCCAAGCGCGGGATTCTCGTCTTGCGCGGCAAGCTGGTCGATGTCGCCGCCAGCGATGCCGTCCTCGATGACCGCCCGGTGGACGTCGAGCCGCAACCGCCAGTCAACACTGGTCAACAGCGACCGCCGGTGGAAGGAGTCAGCGCTGCGCCGACCAGCTTCGCGCAGGCGCGCACGGCCGAGATGATCTTCCGGGCCAAGTTGCGGAAGCTCGAGTACGAAACTAAGTCGGGCAAGCTGATCCCGACCGACGAGGTCAAGGCGGTGTGGTTCAAGCAGGCCAGGCAGATCCGCGACAAGCTGCTCGCCGTGCCGGCCAAGCTGGCGCCGCAGTTGGCCGCACTCGGCGACGTGCGGCAAGTTCGGGAACTGCTCGACGCCGAGATCGAGGGGATCCTGAGGGGCCTCCAGGATGACATCCGCTATCGCCGCCATTGAGGAATGCCTGGAGCAGTTGGCAGCGGCGTTCGAGCCGCCGCCGCGGCAGACGGTCTCGGAGTGGGCGGACGCAAACCGGTGGCTATCCTCGGAGGCCTCGGCCGAGCCGGGGCCGTGGCGCACCGACCGCGCACCTTATCAGCGCGCCATCCTCGATGCGCTGACGCCCAACAGCCCCTACGAGCACGTCGTGATGATGGCCGCGGCACAAACCGGCAAAACGGAAGTGGCCTTGAACCTGGTGGGCTACATCATCGACCGCGATCCGGGGCCGATGCTGGTGGTGCTGCCGCGGGTGGAGGACGGCGAGGCCTGGAGCAAGGATCGGCTGGCGCCCATGCTGCGCATGACGCCCTGCCTCAATGGCAAGGTGGCCGATGTCCGAACGCGCGACTCCAACAACCGCATCCTGCACAAGCAGTTTCAAGGCGGCAGCATCACCATTGCCGGCGCCAACTCGCCGGCCGGCCTTGCCATGCGGCCCATCCGCTACGTGCTGCTCGATGAGGTGGACCGCTATCCAGCCTCCGCCGGCACCGAAGGGGATCCGGTGGCCTTGGCCATCAAGCGCTCGGCGACTTGGTGGAACCGCAAGATCCTGCTGGTTTCAACGCCGACGGTGAAGGGGGCTAGCAGGATTGAGAGCTGGTGGTTGCGCAGTAACCAGTCGAGTTACTGGGTGCCGTGCCCGGACTGTGGCGCTTACCAAGTGCTGGTCTGGCCGAACCTGGAGTGGCCCGAGGGGCGGCCCGAGGAGGCTCGGTACCGCTGCGCGCACTGCGGGGCGTTGATCCCGCCGCATCGCAAGGCGTGGATGCTGGCGCGGGGCGAGTGGCGGGCGGCCAATCCGAAGTCCAAGATCGCCGGTTTCTGGATCAGCCAGCTCTACTCGCCCTAGAAGGAGTGGCCGGAGACGGCGGCGGAGTTTCTGGAGGCCAAGCACGGCGGGCCGGAGACGCTACGCGCTTTCATCAACACGGCGCTTGGCGAGCTGTGGGACGACGAGGCGGAGACGAGCGTCGAGGTGGCGACGCTCTTGAACCGGCGCGAGGTGTTCGGCGCCCGTCTGCCGGCTGGCGTGGCGGTGCTCACGGCTGGAGTAGATCTCCAGGTGGATCGAGCCGAGCTCGAGCTGGTGGGTTGGGGACGAGGTGAGGAGTCGTGGTCGATCGAGTACCGCGTCTTCCCCGGTGATCCGAGCGCGCCTCAGCTTTGGCAGGCGCTTGATGAGTATCTCAAGCGCGAGTGGTCACACGAGTACGGTATCAAGCTGCCGGTGGCCGCCTGCGCGATCGACTCCGGCTTCCACACCCAAGCAGTGTATGACTTCTGCCGCACGCGCTATTCGCGGCGCGTTTTTGCCATCAAGGGCAAGAGCGGCTCGCTGCCGGTGTGGCCGAAGAAGCCCACGCGGAACACCTTAGGCAAGGCGCCGCTGTGGATCGTGGGCGTCGATAGCGCCAAGAGCGTCATTTACAGCCGGCTCAAGATTGAGCAGCCCGGGCCGGGCTACGCGCACTTCCCCCTCGAGCGCAACGAGGAGTGGTTCGAGCAGTTGCTCTCGGAGGTGCTGGTGACGAGCTACGCGCGTGGGGTGCCCGTGCGGGAGTGGCGGCGCAAGAAGGGCGTGCGCGGCGAGGTGCTGGATGCGCGGACCTACGCCTACGCGGCGCTGTGCGGGTTGGTGTCGATGGGGCTGCGGCTGGATGCGGAAGCCGATCGGATCGCTGCACTCAGGCTGGCGGCCGCGAGCGAAGCCAAGCCCGCCGCGCCCGTGCGCAAGGTCCTGCGCAGCCGGTGGCTCGAGTCCGGAGCGCGCAGCCTGTAAGAGCGTCACTATGGAAAACCGCGAGTTCCTCCAAGCGCGCTCGCTCGGCAAGATCGCCGTGCCGACGCCGGGCGCGCCCGTGCCTATCACTACGGACACCAATCTGCGCGCGGCCAAGCTGCGCTTTGCCGTGGTGATCGGCGAGACGGGCCGGGTGTTTCTCGGCGTGGCTGGAATGAACAAGGCCACGGGCGCCGGGGTGATCAAGGAGTTCTGGCCCACGGGTGCGGGTGGCGGGATTGCCGATGAACTGATCCTCGAATCCCAAAACGGTGACTTACTGCGGCCTGCCGACTACTACGTGGACGCCAACGTGGCCGGCGAGGGGCTGATGGTTGCCTACTGGGTCTGGGTCCCGCACTGGGCGTGATGATCCGCGAGCTACGAATCTGGTGGCGGCTGCGGCCGGTCATTGACGAATTCAAGGAGCTGACCAAGATGCGATTCTCGGTGAACGTTGCGATTCAGATGCTGGCCCTGGTGGCGCAGGGCATCAATGCCACGCAGGATCTGTTGCCTGGGCGCGGCAAGTTCTGGGCCATGGTGGTGCTGTCGGCGGTGCAGGGCGTCACCGCCGTGCTGGCGCACTTTGCCAACCCGGACGGCACGCCCGCCGCGGCGCCTTACATCAAGAAGTGAACCTCGACATCCAGATCGAGCGCCGGCCGATTGAGCGGCTGATCCCCTTCGCTCGCAATCCGCGCACGCACACCGAGGAGCAGGTCGCGCAGATCGCGGCGTCGATGGTGGAATTCGGCTGGACGAACCCGATTCTGGTCGGAGCTGACGGCGTGATCATCGCGGGCCACGCG